GTAACAAGGTGGGTTGGAGCATGAGCTTTGACAACATTGGTCCTAGGCTTGAATATGTTCGACATGGGGCAAAATGGGAAACAATTAAAAACAATCTTGCTGTAATCAAAGACCTAATGAAGTCACAAGGACAGTGGGGTGGTATTCATGCAGTATACAACATCTACAGTGCCACACGTATTTGCGAATTAAGACAGTTTGCTCACGAAACAGATACATCAGTGTTGTGGCAAAATTTGTTTCAACCTGAACACCTTGATCCGTTTTTACATGGACCTCGGGTCGCAGAGGCTGCTGCTGCAGAGATTGAAAAATTTTATCAAACTGGTTTAGCAACAGCCGCAGAAAGACAGTTTTTTGATCAAAGTCTGCAAAATTATAAAAATGTCGATGTTGCTAAACCAGGAATTGAACACAAGTTTCGTCAGCATATAAAACAAATTGAATCAAAGTATCATCGGGACCAACAGGGAAAATTTGTTGAATTATGGCCGGAGCTAGCACACATATGTCAATAAGTCAAAGTAAAACATTTTGTTCTTCGCCTTGGACTTTTTTAAACATTGATCAAACTGGCAAAGTATTACCTTGTATGCACAGCGGTTATGAGCTCGGAAACCTCAAAGAAAAATCCATACAGGAAATTTTAAAAGACAAACCACTGCAGGATCTAAGAAAAACTATTGCCAATGGTGAATGGCATTCTGCCTGTAATCTATGCCGTGAATTAGAATCAAATAATCGCAACAGTGGTCGAACGTTACGACACGCAACAGACGAAGTTAAACAACATATCGATCAAGACATTGAGTGGTTCGCCCTCACCGACATCGTTATTAATTGGAGTAACCTTTGTAATCTAACTTGTGTGTATTGCAATCCTCACACATCAACAGCGTGGCAGAGCATACAAAAAATTCCCATCGTACACATCAAAAATGAACACAGCGATCTAATAGAGTTGGCAAAAACCCACGGAAAAAATATCAAAGGACTTTCGCTGGGCGGAGGGGAACCATTGTTACAAAAAGGTCTGATAGAATTTTTGCAACAGCTTGATCCTGAGACTACTAATGTTATGATAACAACCAATCTCAGCGTTGATATCAAAACCAATGCTGTGTACCAAGAACTAAAAAAATGGAAAAAAGTCGATTGGTTGATCAGTTTTGATAATGCAGACAAAGACAAATTTGAATATGTGCGCAACGGAGCAAGTTGGGATCAATTTGTTGCCAACATTGCGCAGATGAAACAAGATCGACAACACATTTTTGCGCATCCAGCTTACAGCATCTATTGTGCATTTGATTTAGATTCCTATTACGAATTTTGTGTAAACAACGAACTTGATATATTTTGGTGCGAATTAACACATCCTCTGGAACTAGACGCTCGACGATTGCCGCTGGAACTTAGACAGCAAGCAATCAACAAGATCAATTATGTAATCGACCGGTATTCTGACAGAGGCAATATTGCACTAGATACGTTAACTGGATATATTAATTCTTTGGTTGATCCTAGTTATTTGTTTGTTACAGATAAACCAATAGATGTGCTGGCCTGGCACAAAGAAATTGAAATTACATTAAAAAAACAAAAAACGTTTCAAGAGCTATGGCCAGAATTGACTTCTCAACTTCAACAGCTATGAACAATACATTTTCTTCGATTCCGCCCGACCACCCTGGTGTCGGGGTTGCAGGACAAACTCTAAATTGGTTGCCAACTGATACCAAAGAATCTTTCGAACGACTGTGTCAGGATCCTGCACATCGTGCATACTTTGAATCCCAGGGCTGGCATCTTCCAGATGCAATTACATACAAAATCAACAGCCATGGTTTTAGATGCAATGAATTTGTCAAAGACGAACCGTGCCTTGTGACCCTGGGATGTAGTTTTACTAATGGCATAGGGCTACCATTGGAGACCATTTGGCCAGAACTTGTGGGTCGAGAACTTGGGTTGCGAGTGGCTAATCTTTCGTGGGGAGGGTCTTCGGCAGACACTTGTTATCGTCTGGCTGAATATTGGGTACCTGAGTTGAAACCGAAACTGGTGGTTATGTTTGCTCCGCCACAGGATAGAATGGAATTGTTGTTGGATGAGCCGTCGGTCCGACATCTAAGAAACATACCAGTTGACGTATACATGCCCGGATCAATGATTTCTGGCGCCAACAAAGACGATTATATCAAACACTGGTTTTTAAACAGCGAAAACGCTTGGATAAACCAGCGTAAAAATATTCGTGCAGTCAAACAGTTGTGTGCAGAATTAAATATACCGTGTATCGTATTACGAGCCATGGACTTTATGTCAAAGCCCAGGGAAGAAATAGGATATGCCAGAGATGCCATGCACGGTGGACCCGAAGCTCACCGCAGAGTTGCAGATAGGATACTAAATGATTGGTATGCAACCCAAAAATCTTGAAACGGTACTGGTCAAGGCCCCGCATCGACGCGAGACTTATACAGAACAAGAACTAGAAGCATTTGCACGATGTGCAGACCCTGCAGACGGTCCCATGTATTTCATGGACAATTTCTTCTATATTCAGCATCCCACACGCGGTAAGATGCTGTATCATCCCTTTGAGTATCAACGCAGGCTGATCGAAAACTATCACAACAATCGTTTTAGTATCTCCTTGATGCCGCGACAAACAGGCAAGTCAACTTCGGCTGCTGGATATTTGTTGTGGTACGCAATGTTTGTTCCAGACTCTACTATTCTCATTGCAGCACACAAGTATTTGGGCGCACAGGAAATCATGCAGCGTATTCGCTACGCCTACGAATTGTGCCCAAATCATATTCGTGCAGGCGCTACTAGCTACAACAAAGGCAGTATAGAATTTGAAAACGGTAGTCGTATTGTAAGTCAAACCACAACAGAAAACACTGGTCGAGGTATGTCGATTACCTTGCTGTACCTAGACGAGTTTGCTTTCGTTAGACCCACAATTGCCAGCGAATTTTGGACTTCTATTACGCCTACACTGAGCACAGGTGGTAAAGCCATTATCACGTCAACACCAAACTCAGACGAAGATCAGTTTGCGTTGATCTGGAAAGGGGCCAACAAAGTCGAGGACGAGTACGGCAATCCGCGCCCCGGTAACGTGGGCATCAACGGATTCAAAGCATATCGTGCCTTTTGGCGAGAACATCCGGACCGCGACGATAAATGGGCCGATGAACAGCGAGCACAGCTAGGCGAAGAACGTTTCCGTAGAGAAATGGACTGCGAGTTTGTGATCAACGACGAAACCTTGATTGCTCCTATTAAACTGCTGGACCTCGAAGGAGTAGAGCCCAATCGTAAAACAGGACAGGTACGTTGGTATCGAGAACCACGTGCTGGAGAAATCTATGTTGTGGCATTGGACCCTAGCCTGGGCACTGGTGGCGACCCTGCTGCTATACAAGTATTTGAAGCCAGGACCACAGAACAGATTGCAGAATGGAAACACAACAAAACGGATATTCCTAATCAAATTCGCATACTCGCGGACATTGTCAAAGAGTTACACAGCGTTACACGTGACAGCAAAAGTGTTTATTATTCAGTGGAAAACAATACAATTGGCGAAGCAGCACTGATCTCTATTGCTGAATACGGCGAAGAAAACATTCCAGGATATTTTCTCAGTGACAATACAGTAGTAGCGGGCACAGGTCGCAGGTTCCGCAAAGGATTCAATACCACAAACAAGGCCAAACTAACTGCCTGTAACAAAGTAAAGATTTTGATCGAGTCTGGACGTATGAAGCTGAGTTCAAAACCCTTGATCAGCGAGTTTAAAAACTTTGTGGCCAATGGCTCCAGCTATGCTGCTAAAATGGGCGAAACCGACGATCTTGTGATGGCCACACTGCTGATTGCACGTATGCTCATGCTGTTACAAAGCTATCATAGTGATTTAGATACACACTTGCGAGACCATTCAGACTCCGTAGTTGAACCCTTGCCCTTTATTGTAATGCGCTAAATATAAAACTATGGCACAAGATATCAACATCAGCAAAGATTTGTATGACTTATTGGTCAGCAAAAACTTTGACCCCCAAGTCACCAATGCACAAGGTCAAGAAACCACACCCGACGAAGGCACAGTATTCAAGTTTGATTACATTTCAAGTTCGGGTAAAAATTATGGTACTGCTGTGGCCTTGATTGGTGACGAAAAAGAACTCATGCTGTTCTTTGGTGACAACCTTGGCAAAAGCATGGATGACACTGGAGACAAAGACGAGTGGTTTAGCTTTCTGCAGCATTTGAGCAAGTTTGCCACACGTCATAATTTTCACACATTTACTCCTAAGAATTTAAATGCTATCAAGCATACCATGGCAGGCATGGCAGCAATCAAAGAGGGCTTGTTCGAAGGTTATTATGGTAATCGTCGTGTAAGCTACATGGGCGAAGCCACTGATGCCAGACTGGTAATCAAACACAATCGATTAATTGGCGAAGATGACAAGCGATATCGCTATGTTGAAAGTTTGTTTATTGAAACAGCCGACGGAGAACGTTTCCGATTGCCATTTACCAAACTAGTAGGCGGCCGCGCCATGCTAGAGCATGTACGACAAGGTGGTCGTCCTTACGATGTGCGCGGCACACACATTGCTGAAACTGTGCAAGAAATGTCAGTGCTGGCTAGATTCAATCGTGCCAGCCAAGGCCGCATATTTGAAGGCCAGACACAGCAACTGGTAGAAGCAGCACGTGAATACTATCACAACCTACAGAACAATTTAAAACACATGGGCACTGCTCGTGGCTATTCAGCATATTTTGAATCTTGGAGCCCAGCAGACATTGGTCAGCAAGAAGCTCTAGTTGAAGATCTCAAAACTATGTTCATCGAACAAACACTGGACAACAGAATCGAAGCAGCATTGCCTACACTGGCAAAGATACAAGGAACTACAATGAAAGAAGCCAACGAATTTGAAGCCTGGGCCAACAAGCTGGTCGAAGGCACCTGGGCCCTGCCCGAAACGCCCGAAGCCAAGGACAAGCTCTATAGTTTGCTCAACAGCGAATTGCCTGTAGGTCCGGATGCTGCCAATGCCACTGAACAACTGTATGACATCTTAGGTGACGACGAGTTGTTTGATCGTCTCAGCGAATTAGCTGACCGCGATGCCAATGCTGATGCTAGGCCTGTTATCATTGCCAGAATGAAAGAAATGGGCATGGAAGTACCGGGAGTCAAACCAGAACCCGAAGTCAATGAAGGTGATAACCTAGCCACATTCGAAGGCGATACTGAAGATGCAATTGCTGCATTTTTAAACCGTGGCGGAGAAGTCCAACGTGGCAAATACCACAAGCCACGCAAGAGCGAAAAAACCGATTACGGTAGTCGCCACATTGGCGGTATGAGAGATGCGGTAGCCGGCAAAGCTGGCAAGACTCTAGGCCGCGCTGCTGCTACCAATTTCATGGGCGGTGGCAAGGCTGTGGTTGGTGAAGAAATGGACGAAAGCATGGGTGGTACTGTGGCAGGCGCTATCGCTACTCTAGAAGAAGGCTCCAGCGATTATGTAGGCAACGCAATTGAAGACCTGCGTATGTCCAAACCGGGCTTGGATCGCGAAACATTCTTGGACGAGCTATACAGCTACATTGATGCTGAATATGGAAAACGTGCTGCTGATATGGCCCTGGATCACGGTAACGATGCAATCTACGATGAGTTCTACGCCAACTATGCCGACTTGGCAGAAGGCTCCAAAGACTCTGCACCCAAGATGGGATCTCAAGAACGCAAATTGGCTCAAGGTGCTCTCAAAGGTGCCAGAGATATGTCTGCTGCACTTGGATTGGTTAGAGACAAAGACGGCGTTCTAAGAATACCCAAGGAAAAGAAAAAAGGTGTAGGCGAAGACTCAACAGATCCCATGGATCATCGCGGCGCTGTCACAGACAGCTTCTACGAAGATCTGGACAGACTGAAAAAATTAGCTTTTGTCAAAAGAACATAAATAGTATTGACACCAAGGCATAGAGCGCATATACTTACTGGGTGTATGCGCTTTCTTGTTTGTGTGTCACAGGCAACTTAGATCTAAATTTTTAGATAGGCAACACTACATAGGCAACTTATTAAGGAGAAAATACTATGGCATCATTAGCAGAAATTCGAGCAAGACTACAGGCAGCTGAAACAAAAGGCAAAGACAGTTCCGGAGGCGGCGGCGATCGCTCAATTTACCCTCACTGGAACATGGAAGAAGGCCAAAGCGCCACACTACGTTTCCTTCCAGACGGCAATCCCAAAAACACATTCTTCTGGCAAGAACGAGCCATGATTCGTCTACCCTTCTCGGGCATCAAAGGCGAAATGGAATCCAAGCAAGTAATGGTCCAAGTACCATGCGTGGAAATGTGGGGCGAAACCTGTCCTATTCTTACCGAAGTTCGCACCTGGTTCAAGGACAAGAGCCTTGAAGAAATGGGTCGCAAATATTGGAAAAAGCGCAGCTACATTTTCCAAGGTTTTGTTCGTGAGAATCCTCTCAGCGACGACACCACACCTGACAATCCAATCCGCAAGTTCATCATTGGACCACAGTTGTTTACCTTGATCAAATCCGCACTGATGGATCCTGATCTGGAAGAACTGCCAACTGATTACATGCGTGGACTGGACTTCCGTATCACCAAGACCAGCAAAGGTGGTTATGCTGACTACAACACTAGTAAGTGGGCTCGTAAAGAAAGCGCACTCACAGAAGCCGAACAAGCTGCTGTGGAAGCAAACAGCCTGTTTGATTTGAGCACATTCCTGCCCAAGAAGCCAACTGATGTCGAGCTTCGTGTGATCAAGGAAATGTTCGAAGCATCAGTAGATGGTCAGCCGTATGATCCCGATCGTTGGGGTCAGTACTACCGTCCTGCTGGCTTGCAGGCACCTGCTGGCAGCTCTGGCGCAGCACACACAGATGAAGATGCTCCTGCTCCACGTGCAGCCGCGCCTGTTGTGGCTAAACCTGCAGTAGTATCAGAAGATCCTCCATTTGATGTCGAGGACGCACCTGCTGCCACTGCACCTGTTCAATCTGCTGCCAAGCCAGCACAAAAAGCCGAAGATATCCTTGCGATGATTCGAGCTCGTCAAGTTAAGTAAGTATCAAATTGACCCCTTAAAGGGGTCAATTTTGTAATATGACTTACCGCATAGTATTTGATAAAACAGGTGACGAAATACTGTTCGACCCAGTGAACCAAGAGGTACTGGAATTTTATATTGAGCATCTTAATCGTCAGCGTCTTAATAATTTTTATCCAGTTGATTCAAAATTAGGTCAAAGAATTTTATCTAGAATACACAACTTAAAAAACTGTATACTAGAAATAAATCCTTTGTTAAGTGAATTGGCAAATTTTACCTATGACGTCAGTGACGATGACCAATACTACTTAGATCAGAAAATCCTTAACAGGATGCACGCCGATTGGGTTAACTCACAAAAACAAATTTACGACATACAAAAGAAAAGAGTCGAGTTAAATTTTTCTGCAATTGCAGAAAAAATCCATGACATGTTTCCGGACGATATACAAACTCCTACTCTGATTACAGTAATCAACAAACTAGGACTGTCGGAAAAATATTTTTCACTCAACGACCCGCATATTCATGCGTTGGAAACAATGTTCCATCAGGTTAAATTTACAGTCAGTGATTCGTGGACAAAAATAGCCGACAACCCGTTTGACAAAATCTTGTTGACCAATAGCTATGCAAATTTAAGCATAACATTTAATCACTTAGGAAGAACTCTGCACAACAAGTTTTTATTCTTTGATACTAATCTTGAGTTCGACGACGAAAATTCGTTTGACGAGTTATTGGGAGGTGTAACATTGAGTTTACAACAACCGCAGACTATACCTTATAGTGATGAATACATAAGTTGGTGCAGGCAACATAATAGGCAGCCCATTGGCGATAGATTAAACATCGGAAATATACCGAATCTCTATAAAAATCTTACAAAATATCGTAAAATTGTTTTTAGAAATTTGTTGGATAACAACGCATTTTCAAATCAAAAAGGATAATCATGGGAAAACCATTTGACATTTCAAAGTTCCGAAAGGAAATCACTAAGAGCATCGACGGTCTTAGTATTGGATTTAACGATCCCACAGACTGGATCAGCACAGGCAACTATGCACTAAATTATCTTATCTCTGGAGACTTCAACAAAGGTGTACCTCTAGGTAAGGTCACTGTGTTTGCTGGCGAATCAGGAGCAGGCAAGAGTTATATTTGCTCAGGTAACATTATCAAGAACGCACAGGAGCAAGGCATTTATGTTGTGTTAATTGACTCAGAAAATGCCCTGGACGAAGCATGGCTCCATGCCCTAGGTGTGTCAACAGATGAAAGCAAACTGTTGAAACTCAGCATGGCAATGATCGACGATGTGGCCAAGACCATTGCTACATTTATGAGCGATTACAAAGCCTTACCTGACGGCGAACGCCCAAAGGTTATGTTTGTTATTGACTCGTTGGGTATGTTGTTGACTCCAACAGACATCAATCAGTTTGAAGCAGGCGAAATGAAAGGCGACTTAGGTCGCAAGCCCAAGGCACTTACAGCGTTGGTTCGTAACTGTGTGAACATGTTTGGCTCATACAACGTTGGTCTTGTTTGTACCAACCACACATATGCAAGTCAAGACATGTTTGACCCTGATGACAAGATCTCAGGAGGCCAAGGCTTTATCTATGCCAGCTCTATTGTTGTAGCTATGCGCAAACTCAAACTCAAAGAAGACGAGGACGGCAACAAAGTCACAGACGTCATGGGTATTCGATCAGCATGCAAGGTCATGAAAACTCGTTATGCAAAACCTTTTGAAGGTGTGCAGGTCAAGATTCCTTATGAGCAAGGCATGAGCCCATACAGCGGTCTGGTTGATCTTGCCGAAAAGAAAGGAATGCTCAAGAAAGATGGCAATAGACTGATGTTTGTTACCAGCGATGGAGAAATTATCAAACAGTTCCGCAAGGCTTGGGAATCAAACGAAGATGGTTGTCTTGACAAGATCATGGCAGATTTTGCCAATCAGGCAGACAAGGTAAGTACCACTGATTCTGAAAACGAGGAGGTTTAATGTATTCAGACATTGCTAGTGAAATTTGGGGTGAACTCAAGAGATATGTCAACACTGTTGATCGGGCCGAGGCAGCTGATATTCTTGTTTCTTTGCTGATCGACCACGACGAAGATGCCGAAGATATTCGAGAAGCATTCAAAGGAGACTCGGATATTAAAAAGGCGTTGACATCTTATATCAACGACGATCAAGAAGATATCGACGAAGACGAAGATGACGACGAAGATTGGGATGAATAATGTGGTATAGCAAAGTAGTAGCTGATTTGGGTAATATACCTGATTTTATTCAGCACTATGAACGCGAACTTGATGAAGCTAAACGTGATTGTCGAATTGGCGGCCTAGTTGAAAAAAATGTCAAAGAGCTGCCAGGCATCACAGAGCACCGCTTTAATCAGCTACAAGAGATTGAAGCGGTGCTTAATTTTCTCAATATACAATTAAGAAAAATTCGTCGCCGACATTTTCAAAAATATCTAGAAGCATATGCCCGTGCGCTAACCAGCAGAGATGCTGAAAAGTATGTTGATGGTGAAGACGAAGTCATTGATTTTGAAACTATTATCAACGAAGTAGCATTGTTGCGCAATCGTTGGCTAGGTATCATGAAAGGTCTGGACACCAAGCAGTGGCAATTAGGGCACATTACCAAATTGCGTACAGCAGGTATGGAAGATATTACAGTGTGATACAGACAAGCCTGTAAATAGCACTATGAAAATTGTAATTGTCACCGGTGGTTTTGATCCCGTTCACAGCGGGCATTTGGCATACTTTCAAGCTGCAAAGAAGCTGGGAGATCGACTTGTAGTAGGACTTAACTCAGATGAATGGCTGACTCGTAAAAAAGGTCGTCCATTCATGCCCATGAGTGAACGTTTTGCATTGGTCAGTGGACTACGCATTGTAGATGAAGTTATTACTTACAACGATGATGACGGGTCCAGTCGTGATGCTATAATTCGTGTAAGACAACAGTATCCTGATGCCGAAATTGTGTTTGCCAACGGTGGTGATCGTACCAAAGACAACATTCCTGAAATGGATCTTGCTGGGTCTAAACTAAGTTTTGCATTTGGTGTGGGCGGAGAAGATAAGAAAAACAGTTCTAGTTGGATACTAGAAGATTGGAAAAAACCCAAGACTCAAAGAACTTGGGGATACTATCGTGTGCTGCACGAAGTTGGCGCAAACACCAAACTCAAAGAGCTTACAGTTGCGCCCAAGACATGTTTAAGCATGCAACGCCACGATCAACGTGCAGAGTTTTGGTTTGTAGCAGAAGGTACAGCCACGGTGTACACATTGGATCAGGCCAGCACAGACCCAGACATCAAATGTCAGCTTGAAGTACATGAGCACACTTTTATTGAATGTAAAGAATGGCATCAACTTTGCAACGAAACTGACCAACCTCTAAAACTGATTGAAATTCAGTACGGTGCGAACTGTGTAGAAGAGGACATTGAGCGTAGATGAAAAATCCTTGGAGCGATCGTTGGGCATTCGTCAAAGACTACATACCCAACAACGTTAGCATAGTGGATTTTGGCTGCGGCAATCGAGAAGTTTTAGACTATGTAAAACCTTCCAAGTACTTGGGGATTGATCGCTGTGACACTGCTGACATTGTTGCAGATCTTGACCAACCACTGGAACTACAAGAACAATTTGATCTTGGTTTGTTGTTGGGAGTTTTGGAATACCTTGACGATCCTGCGGTTACATTAAATAACATTGCAGGTTGTGCCAAAAGTTTTGTAGTTGTAACATTAGCGGTAAAGAAAAAACCCGAGTGGCGTCAAACATTTGACGATGTCAGCATTGACCAGTTACTGCGTAAATTTTTCTCCACAGTAAAACATCATAGGCACGGCAGTTATATTTTGTCGGTGTGTAACAATGAAACCAATTCCAGTATTCATAGGGTATGATCCTAGGGAAGCTATAGCATATCATGTGTGTGCGAATTCTATTATTCGCAACTCAAGCCAGCCAGTGGCCATTGTGCCAGTTGCATTGAACCTGTTCAAAGAATATTCCGAAACACACACCGACGGCAGCAATCATTTTATCTACACACGTTTTCTAGTACCGTACCTACAAGACTACACAGGCCATGCTATTTTCATTGACGGAGACATGATTGTGCGCGGCGACATTGCTGAACTCTGGAACATGCGTGATCATACATGCGATGTGCAAGTGGTCAAACACGATTATCAAACTCGCATGCCTGTGAAATACCTTGGGGCAAAAAATGAAAACTATCCTAGAAAAAATTGGAGTAGTGTTATTCTGTGGAATTGTGCTAGCTTTCCTAATCGGAAACTTACTCCTGACTTCGTCCAGCACAACACCGGCAGTTTCCTCCACCGCTTCTCGTGGCTAGATGATGCTCGAATTGGTGAACTCCCTCCAGCATGGAACTGGCTGCCCGATGAATACGGGCCAAATGCCGACGCCAAGTTACTGCATTACACACTTGGCACGCCATGCTTTCAGGAGTTTGCTGATACACCGCAGGGCAACGAATGGCATCGAGAACGCATTCTCACCGAATACTGTCAGCAGCGGGACATATGATTTTTATCAGCAAAGACGGTCGGGATGAGTATATCAATGCTTTTGCTCAAGGGTGTGGTCAACGTGCTGTGAACCTTGACGACTTTGTGTATGAATCCAGCGCAGAGCCCTTGGTATTGAGAGGCATACTAAAATACAAAATCATGCAACGTTGTTGGCAAGAGCAACGAGATTTCTACTACATGGACACAGGGTATTTCGGCAACACAGGCGTCAAACAATGGCACCGCGTGGTGCGCAATGATCTTCAACACAGTGAGTTGAGAACAGTGCCCGATGATCGTTGGCGTCGACACGGTATAAAAATGAAATCGTGGAACCGCAGCGGAAAAAATATTTTGTTGGCATTGCCCGATGACAAACCTTGTAGATTCTATGGGATCAACAGGCAACAATGGATCAACGACACAGTAAAGAAAATACAAGCTTTTACAGATCGTCCTGTTGTAATTAGAGAACGTGCCGCAAAAAGAAGTGACCGCCAAGTCAACAGTTTTGCTCAAGCTTTGCAGCAAGATGTATTTGCAGTGGTAACCTTCAACAGCATTGCAGCAGTAGAAAGTGTAGTAAACGGTATACCAGCATTTGTGTTAGCACCTACACATGCTGCCCAGCCGGTATCGTCTACCGATCTAACACAGATAGAGACACCTTTTTATCCCAACGAGGATTTGAGATATCGCTGGGCATGCCATTTGTCCTATGGTCAGTTTCATACATCTGAATTGGCCAATGGCACAGCATTAAAGATTTTAAAACAGTATGGTTAAATTTGTAGTTGTTCATCGTCGAGATCAAAACAATGTAGGGGACATGGCATCCAATCCTTTGCAGTATTTTCTCAAACCAGACCAGTATCAAGTAGTCGATGCTGCAAATTTTGGAGTGGTTGATTATCCGTTGGATGTTCCGTTGATATTGGGTGGAGGCGGCTTGATTGGTAACGAATTCATGGGCAACGTTGTAGCCAAAGTATTGAGCACACCTGACAGAATACAAATTGATGCACTGTCAGCAGCACGATGGCAAGTCGTTGATGATCGCAATCGAGACTTACATAGAAAATTTAAAAATACCTACAGTGATTTGCTAAGTGAAATCCGAGACGCTTTGCCTGTGCCGTCAGCACCTAG